GGGTGCATGCGCGCATCCCCGACGATCTGGCCTATCCCTCGACCAGTGGACGGGCAATCGATGTAGACGCCACGGGCGGGGTGGAGATCACGCCAAACCAGAACGTCAATGTGGCGCAGTGGGATGGCAGCGCGGTAGCTACGCCAACCGTGTCGGGCGTTCCCGAAGTGGACATCACGCACTTCGGCGGCGCGGCGGGAACCTTCGCCTCGGGCCGGCCTGAAACCAATACCAGCCACATCGGCGGAACCTTGCAAACCGCAGGCGACGTCATCGGCGATACAAATGATATTCAAGCGCGGCTGCCGGCGGCCCTGGTGAGTGGAAAAATCGACGCATCCGTCGGGGCATACGCTGCGGGAATGACTCCGACGCGTGCTTCGGCCAGCGGAACGGCGGACTCTGGAAGCACGACGACAGTAGTCGATACTGAGCGCACGGAAGCCGACACCGACTACTGGAAAGGCTGCCTGATCAAATTCACGTCGGGCACACTCAACGGGCAGACGCGGCTGATTACGGCCTTTGACCCGGCAACCGATACCCTGACGTTTGCACCCGCGTTGACGGTCGCTGCCGACACGCACACTTATGAGATTTACGCGATGGGGCGTGCGGATCTACACCTGTGGCTAGGCTCGCTGGTCAATGCGCTGATCTCCGGGCGAGTGGACGCTGATTCGCAAGTCGTCGGAGACAAGACGGGCTATGCGCTCTCTTCGGCCGGGGTGCAAGCCATATGGGATGCGCTTACCTCGGCACTGACCACGGCAGGCTCGATCGGCAAAAAGCTGGCCGATTGGGTGCTGGGCTCGGATGCCAAAGTCATCCTCTCGAACAACGCCCATACTGGTGCAGTGATTCCAACAGTAACCGATTTAACGAATGCTCCTACTAGTGGAGATTTGACTGCTACAATGAAAGCTAGTGTCAATGCAGAAGTAGTGGATGCCGTAGCAACTGATACTATTGCGGAACTATCACAAGCAGCACCAGCAGCTACTCCAACTATGAGAACCGCATTAATGCTTTTGTACATGATGGCTAGAAACAAATATGAATCTACTGCTACTGGTGAAAAATTCCATAACGACGCGGGAGGAGTATTTACAAAGAGTACCTTATCAGATAATGGTACGACCTTCTCTCGTGAAGAGTTAGTGAGCGGACCGTAATGGCGATTCTTACCTTGGCGCAAATCTTCGACGTCTGGGCGCGGCTGATGCGCAATATCTCCGATCTGCGCCTAGAAACCTCGCTCACCAAGACTGATCTGCGCGCAGCCGTAGAAGCGGCAGATGTGTGGGTGGATGCGAATGCTGCGTCCTACAATTCCGCGCTTCCAATCGCAGCACGGACGGCGCTCACGGCCAAGCAAAAGGCGGAACTGCTGATGATGGTGGTCGCTAAGAGATTCGAGGTCATCTGATATGCCGGTAGGATACTTGCAACTCTTTCCTGGCGGGCTAGCTCCCGATAGCAGCGGATCAGGCAACAACGCGGCGGCGCTTTCCTACGAAGTATCTGGTGCGGCTCAGGGCACTAACTCACCTAAAGCTGCCCAGATGAAGCTGCTCTTCGATGCAGCCACAGATGAGCACTGGCTATTCCAATTTCAGATTCCTGGTGACTATGGCTCAGGGGGAACGCTGCGCGGCCGGTTCAAGATGGCCTCTGCCACTTCGGGAAACATCCAGATGAAGGGCGGCCAGGTCACAAGCGTTGATTCCTCGACTGACGATGATGCTTTGGCGTTCGGGACAGCGGATCTTTCATCTGTGGTCGTTGTTCCCGGTACGCAAGGGCAGGTGAAAGAGTTCACCATTGCGCTGACGGATGCGAACCGAGCAGCTAACCGCAAGTCTTTGATCTTTGTGGGGCGCAACGCCGACGCTGGCGGCACCGATGATGATGCCACTGGCGATTTGGAACTGCTAGCCCTCGCCTTCGAGTATACGACTACTTAAAATGGCACGAGATTTCGCAGGCGGAGTTTCGACGGACCGGATCTTCCTCAATAGCTTTACCGCTCACGCAGCCCAGCGTACGTATGCCTTGTGGGTGCTGCGACAGAGTGCCGGGGGAGGAAATTTTGGCCGCATGTTCGACAAGGACAATGCGGAATTACTCTTCCAGGCCAATCCCACAACTTCCTATACCTTTGGGGCGCGCTGGTCCGGGGCTACGGGCTTACAGTGGTATTGGGCGCGTCCGGCGCAAGATGTTTGGGTGCACGTTTGCGTAACCTACGACAATAACAGCGTCAGCAATGATCCCAAGATGTATTACGATGCCGTCGATCAAGGCGCTCCCACCGAAGAAGGCGGGCCGCCTTCTGGTTCCCCCACTACCAATGCAAACGTCTACGTGCTGGGAAACCGAGATCCAGGCACGGATCGTGCCTGGGATGGGTATTTAGCCGAGTGGGTGGTTTACAACCGTGTCCTAACGCCGAATGAAGTGGGCATTCTCTATGTGGCGGGTCCTTCAGCCTTGCCCTATAACCCAGCACACTACTTGCCGACCTTCGGGGTAACAACGCCGGAACCAGATTGGTCAGGCAACGGGTTCATCGGGCAGATCACTGGCACTACCCGGGTAGACCACCCGCCGCGCATCTCGGCCTACCGGGCCCTGCCACGCCTAGTGTGGCGCGACTTTCAGGCGAATAACAACCTGCGTCGTTCTATACGTGGAACTAGAGGAATTTATTTAAGAACTTTACCAGCACCAGATGGAGTAATTTCCTGATATGCCATTAGGTAGTGATCGTCAGCATATTGCTGGTAAGTATATCGGCATTGCTGCGACTGCTGGTGGAGCAATAGAAGGAAGTGCTTCAGGATCTTCAATTGTAACTGGAACTTTAACTGGAATTGGAGTATTAACCGGTACAGCAGTAGCCGCTTCTTCTTTATCTGCTAACTTACAAGGAAGTGGCCAATTAGTTGGTTCATCAGATGGAACTACAACAGCAACCGCTACTTTAGTTGGTAGTGGAGCACTTGTTGGTTCTTCAGATGGTCTTTCTACTTTAACCGCTACGTTGCTTGGAAGCGGTCAGCTGGTTGGTACTTCTGATGGTTTAAGTACTGTAGCAGGAACATTACTCGGGGCTGGAGTATTAGCTGGTTCATCTGATGGTGTTTCTACTCTTACCGCAACGTTACTTGGTGCTGGGGCATTAGCTGGAACTACTACTGGTTCAACTACCGTTACTGGTAGCATGGATGTTGGTGCTATTCAAGGAACAGCATCCGGAACTTCTACAGTTACAGGAACTTTAGTTGGAGTTGGTGCTCTAGTTGGTAGTGCTGTAGGAGCTTCAACTTTAACAGCCGTTTTAACTGCAACTGGACAGTTAGTCGGTTCTTCTCCCGGAGCAACGAGTACTACAGCAGTTTTAACTGGAAGTGGGCAACTAGTTGGAAGTTCTGATGGAAATACTACAGTAACTGGTGACTTAGATGGTATAGGTAGCCTACTGGGAACTTCCGATGGTACTTCAGTAGTTAGTGGGGTGCTTGTTGGTTCTGGAGCATTAGTTGGTAGTGCAGATGGAGTATCAACCTTAACTGCAGTACTCACTGGTTCTGGAATATTAATTGGTACTTCATCTGGTGTTTCAGTTCTTACTGCAACTTTAGGTGGAGTCGGTACTTTAGTTGGTTCTTCTACTGGAGTAACTACTACTACTGCTATATTAAATGGTTTTGGAACGTTAGTTGGAAGCTCAGATGGAGTAAGTACTCTCTCTGCTACATTACTTGGTAGTGGTACTTTAGTTGGTACTAGTGTTGGAATAAGTTCTAACACTGCTACATTACTTGGAAGCGGACAGCTTGTTGGATCTTCGGATGGTTCCACTTTTGTTAGTGGAACTTTATTTGGTGCAGGTCCAGGAAGCATGTCCGGAACTTCTTCTGGATCAAGTGTTACAGTTGGTATTTTAGTTGGAGAAGCAGAACTTGTTGGTACTGCTATCGGTAGTTCTACTTTATTAGCATCTTTACTTGGTAGTGGAACGCTAGCTGGAGTTGCAGCAGGTTCTACAACTGTAACAATGCTAATACCGATTCCAGTTGTATCTTCAGGACGAGTCCGTCCTGGATTTTTTGAGGGATTTATTTCTCACTCTACTTTAGAGAGAAAGAAGAGTTAAGCAATGTTTACGTTTTGGGCAAGAAAAACACAAAGCTTGACGTGGACATTGAAAGATTCAAATGATGCTCCAATTTCAAACGCGTTAGTTAAAGCAACTTTATACGCAAATCGAAGTATTAATGATCCAGTAAATACCCCAGGTACTGCAGTACCAAACTTTACGGATATTACATTACCTGAAACTTCAACTTTAGGTACTTATAGTGGAACTCTTTCGATTTTGTTTGATCCGCAACCTGCGGATTTCTTTGTACTAGTTGTAAACGCGACCGTTTCTGGTGTACCTTTTAGTTATGATGAAACTTTAGCGATTGTTCAACCAATTTCTAAAGATTTGATATCTCTAGACGATCAAAAAGCGTGGTTGGGAATTAAACTAGATAATCTTGATGATGATGAAGTCTTACAGTTTTTGATAACATCGTTTAGTCAATATGTTATTTCTCGAACTGGAAGGGATTCATTTAATATAGTTAACACTTATGTAGATCTTATTGATGGAAGTGGTGGGACAAGATTATTTCTTCGAAACTCTCCTATTACAGCAGTTAGTTCTGTTTTAATAGGATCTCATTCAATTCCGCAATCAACTAGTTTAACAACCGCTGGATACTATATTGAAGCATCAAAAAAGTCTATTGCGTTTCGAGTTTCTCCATCTTTATCAGTTGTTGGAACATTTCCATATCGCTTTGTGATCGGTCAAGGAAATGTCCAAGTAACATACTCAGCAGGATATATCAATACTCCATACGATCTTGCTGAAGCAGTTATGAAAGCAGTAGCAATAAACTACAAAAGAAAGGATTGGATTGATCTTGCTTCCAAGACTCTTTCTGCTCAGCAAGTTAGTGGAACTATTCGTTATAGGGATTGGTCCTTACCGCCAGAGGTTGAGAAAACTTTAGATACATATTCACGTTACCCTCGAGTAGGTGGGTAATGACAAACGAAGAAATTCTAACTAGAAAATTTTATGCTTCATACCGTCGAGTACTATTAAATTCATACGGTCAATTAATTTGTGGATGGGAAGAATTATTACCAAAGACAAAAGAACATTTACTTACTGCATTCACCGATGTTCTGGTTGATTTGTATTGTGGAAATTGCGGAAAACCTTTAACTAATATTAAATCCGATGCTACGATTAACTCTTAACAATACTCATGCTCAAGTAGTTGCGGCACTACAAGTTAAACAAGATAAACTTGTTAGTGCCTTATTAGATAAGATGACTTATCTAATGCAACGTTTGCAACAAAAGATTGTTGGAGAAAAACTATCAGGACAAGTACTTTCTAGACGAAGTGGTAGGCTAGCAGATAGTATCATAGCGGAACCCGCAATTTTAGAAGGTACTGATATTGTGGGTAGAGTTGCTTGGGCAGGAGGAGAAGCTTGGTATGGTAAAGTACATGAGTTTGGAGGAACAAGAGATTTCGTAATTAACGTACAAGCATCACGTAGAGAGTGGAGACGAGCAGGAGTTTTGGGTAAGAGAGCACTTAGATTTATGCTCGGTGGGAAAGAAGTATTTACTCCGTATGTCTTTCATCCTCCATTACCGAAACGTCCTTTTATGGCTCCTTCTTTAGAGGAAATGAGAGAAGAAATAAAAGAGGGATTAAGAGAAAGAATTCTAGAAGTTATGCGAGGAGAAAGTAGGTAATGGCTATTCTTCGTCATCCAAAGCGTGGTGCAGTTTTTAACGCTTTATTTGATTTGGTAGTAACCACAACTCCACCTATTGATACTAGTTGGAAATTAACGAGTCAAAGAGTCCGATTGTGGGACGAAGTAGATTCAGTAAATCAACCCGCTCTTTTTCTAATGCGTGGTCCGCAACGAGCCGAACAGAAGAAAGCTTACGGTGTAACTAAATGGCTATGGCGGGCTGGAATTATTGTATACTATAGAGTTGATGGATTAAAGACAGAAAATACTTATCCAGACCAGCTTTCCGATCAATTTCTGGATAACCTAGAATCAGTTTTTCAGACAGATGAAGGAGTAGCATTAACTATTGGAGGCTTAGTGGAGCACTGCTGGATAGATGGAGAGTGTTTTACAGAACCTGGACTTGTTGATGGACAAGCAATTATCTTTGTTCCGGTAAGTATTTATTTATGAAAACAAGTTTCCTTCGTTCCCTGTCGCGAAGGGTTGGACAACTATACCAACCAATTCTAACAATGTGACAGGAGAATAAATCATGCCAGTACTTCAGTTTGGTACCGGTCTTCTTTATGGAACACCAAATGCCGGTAACCTAGCAGTCAATCCTACTCCTATTCGTCTGCTTTTGCAAGAAGTGTCAATTGACTTTAAGGCTGATCTAAAGAAACTTTGGACTCAGGGTCAATTTCCTATTGCAAAAGCGAGAGCAAAGGTTGAAGTATCGGGAAAGGCAAAGATTGTAAACTTTGATCCGGACCCAATGAACCAACTGTTCTTTGCTCAAGCAGTTGCTGCTGGAATGATAGTTCCAATCGATAGGGAAATAGCACCAGTCAGTGGAACTACTATTACGGTACTTAAGTCTGCCAACTTTGAGCAGGACAATGGAGTTCAGTATACTAACGGTTCCTCCGCAGGAGCCACGCTGATTAAAGTAGCTTCTGCTCCAGCTCAAGGTGAATATAGTGTAAATGCTACAACTGGTGTCTATACTTTCAACGTTGCAGATAACAACATTGGAATGGCGATTAGTTATACTTATACCAACACTAGCAGAGGT